GATGGGGTAGTTCCAACTTCCGCTATAGGGGCTCCCGAAGAAGCCTGGCGGAAATGGGACGATTGTCGTTTGGCCGGCTAGCTGATAGACCGGTGTTCCAGCCGTATGAGCGATCGCGGTGCTTCCGTCTACTGCCCGCGTAACACCGTATTGGGTTCCATTGCCAGCCACAGCCGTCACCGCGAGGACCTCGCCATCGATTTGTATCTTACTCCCGGCCTCTGCGGAGCCTCCGACGCTTAACGTAAGTACTGCGTCTGCCACCCCGAGAGTCGCGGCCAATAGCGTTGTCGGTGTGCCCAGGAGCTCATTCCAGTAGTAGAGGGTAAGAGTTCCCGACGATACACCGCCGGTATTTGTTAGATCCATGAATGACACTCCGCTTAGTACGACCGACCCGCCTTGCAGGTCCTGGCCCAGGCCAAAGTACGGCTGTGGCGGCACTTGGGTGTCGGCGCTCCCCGACCCGCCAATCGTCCAACGTGTCACAATCGAGAGTTGTGGCGAGCACTCGAGATTATTGACGTTTGTCGAGCGGCCCGTAATCTCGACTACTTCGCCTGTTCGATTTGGAATCGTGAACTGGATCGGGCTGCTCTGTGCGACCGCCGCGAAGTGCCAGGCGGCTTCCGCTACAGTAAAGAAACTCGTCGCGCCCGGTTCCACATCCCACTTCGCGACAGTTATTGTTATTGCGTCATTAGCCGTCACACTGCGTTCCTGGCCAGCGCCCGTGCCGCTTGTGATCCGTACCGTCATGCCCACATAGCCGTTTACCGCCATCTGCAGCGTAGCATTCCCGATCATTGTCGGGGAATGGGTTGTCACGGCGGCCTCCGGCTGCAATTCCGATCGCCAGTAGAAATTCGCGTGATCGAAATTCGGGTCGGGCGGAGGAATCAATTGATCGGTCAATCCCCCATCGATGAAAGTCGTGGCGATCGCCTGCCCGGACGCAACTCGCAGCTGGTTCGCTGGCGAACTTCCACGGTAGACGTTGAAACCTGCCGTCCCTGTCGTAAAACTCAGGCCCGTGAGTGTCACGCTGCTACCGCTCGCACTGATGATCGCAATAACCACAAACGATAGGCTGCTCTCATTCCCCGCGGCATCCACCGCCGACACAGCGTAGTAAAGTATCTGGTCGCCGGTAATAGATCCACTTGAGCCGATTGTCGCCGATAGGCTGACCAAGGGGACGCCCGGTCCTGTGCTTACGACCGTGGCTGGTGCAATGAAGCTCACGACGACGCTGGCTTCCAAAGTGCCATCGCTGTTGGTAGCGGCCGTCTCGACGATGCCGAATTGCACATTTCCGTCGGAGTCGACGACGCTGCCGAGTAACGGGTTTGGTAGTCCCACACCCGAATTGCTCTGGGTTGCCTGCCCGGAAGCGGATGTAGCTTGACCGTTGGTGTCCGCGTACCATGCATCGTCGTGCAACTGCGCCGTGATCGTCGCAGTTCGATAGTTCGTTGCCGGCGATATTTTCAAGACTCGAAACGGCTGCCGCAGGAAGCCTTCTTTGAGATAGGTCACCGTAATCAAGTCGCCCGGCGAAACCCCGAACGTCTTGATGCTGGTCTGAAACGCTATATAAGTATTTCCGAGGATCGACTTGTCGAGATTGAACTTGAGAATCCGAGATGCTTGGTCGAACTGTGGAAGGCCCAGCGCCATCAATGTCGCCGAGGTTGTCTGTCCCGTTAACGCGATATCGTTCGGGTCAACCATCTCATAGCTGTCCTGCTGGTAGCCATTCAGTGAATCCTGAAACTCTACCGACATACAGTTCGGCGTATCGGCGATACTGCGGGCTGTCAGCACCACGCTGGATGCCCCATTCGCTTTGCGCATAATTCCCGAGAAGCCACTGCTCCCGTCGCCAAATTCATAACTCGGCCAGCCGCCATTTAGAGTCTCGGTACTGTTCGACCATGCCTGCTGCGATGGACTTTCCAGCGCGATCGTATTTTCGACCTTCGCTTGGAGAGCGCCGCTCGATCCGTAGGTAAGGTACATTCGCGCGCAATTGCGAATGCCTCGCACCACATCGCCGGCGCTTCGCCTGTTTTGCAAGAGCAGATTACATTGAAAGCGCGGCAGTGTGATTGCGTTGCCGTTGATGTCGGTGGCCGCGATCTCTTCGTCGCAGTACGCCCCTGCTGCTGCAAAGCTGGTAACGTCGATCTCCGAGGCCGACCATCCGCTTCGTCGCAGAACATCCAGAAGAATCCAGGCTGGATTGTTCGAGAACTGATCGCTTAAATAGGTTCCATCCGCTGCATAGACAGGCACCAGGAGGCCTTGCACCAACACCTCCACGCTGGGCAGGGATGTGCCGTTGTTTAGCTGGTTCGGAACCACCACCGATAGATACGCCATGCTCCCGTACGGGTCGCCCGCGGGCGCCCCGGTGGAGTCCGTGAAATTGGGATCCAGCGCGCCATCTCGCGTCCCGAGAGTCTCGACGTTGTACCAACCGGTGCCGGTCATACTGGTACCGCTGACTCCGATCGGTATTTCCACGTCGTTGACCAGCACCGTCAGCACGCCCTGAATCTGGCCGATACCCAGCAGTACCTCCATCCGGGTCAGGTTGCCGTCATTCCGCGCAAAGGTTACGATCGGCTGCTGCCAAACCGTCCCGTAAATCATCGGGACATAGTCGTTGTAGAGAGCCTGGTTAGTCGAGACTACCGAAGTCGACCAAGCCTTTCCGTAGCTTCGGACGCTGATCGCCGGCGGAATGAATTCTAGTCCTCCGAATCGTGTGAACATGCCCCTTGCTTGGCAGTCCGTGCGCGCATAGCCGCAGTCTGTGTAAGGATCTGCGCCGTTGAGATTACCTATTCCACCCGGCAGTCCCGCCGAGTAACCGCAGCGGTAATACAAGGAGTACTTTCCGTTGATCCCGCCGTCTACGGCTTCCGTCTGCTGTGCTGGCGTCGAAGGAAACTGCCAGGGGCATCGCCGTTCAATCTGCACTTCGGGTAGAAACACCCTCTGCAGGCTCATGCGATTTAGGGCAGTCAATCGAAATGTGGATTCGTCGCTTCGATCCGGAGGATTGCATATTCCCTGAAATACCGATGTAATATCGGTGAGAGCGGCATTGTTCGGCAGATCGTAGAACAGCACTCCCACCGTGAGGCGCGCGCCCTTCCATCCGACGGACCGCTCGATTTCCGAGAAATAAGAGTCGGCATTCGCAAGGACAATCGAGATTTGCGGACTTCCATCGATCCCCTGGTCCGACGCTGTTTGGATATTGAAAGCGCTGTGCTGGATCACGCGCGGAGCGTAGGTGTTTCCTCCAGCCGTCACCGTATGTGTGCACCAGTATTCGATCTGTCCGCTGGAGAGGATACAGTTGAATACGATTAACGGCGTGTCCGTGACGCTCTGTTCTTTTAGATCAGAGATTGTTTGCATAGAGGATATTGACCCTCGCCGAATGTCGATTTACGTCCGTCGTCGTGAAGGAAAGTGTATCGTCGCGCAAACGAGCATTTTCGTAGCACCCGCCTGTCGTGGTGGGCTTGTAGACGGATGGCCTTTCCTGCGGTTCCACCTGCAAGCCGAATATATCGACCACCGCGCCCGGCCCAAACTCCACTCCGAACGTGATCGATGAGGCCGTCGGATCCCCGGCGCCGGTGCAAGCAATCCGCTGCCAAACGGTGCTGAGATTCTGCCCGTAGCGATTGTTTCCGAGTAACAGCGTGAGCGTTCCCGGTGTGGGGGCCTTTGCGTAAGCGCTCAGGCAGTAGATATATCCGCCAGGCGCCGTCAGCGTTTGCGACACGTCCTGTGGCGCCGCGCCGGAGTTCGTCACTAGCCAGGCGTTGTTTCCTCCCGTTGGATCGGCATTGGCTCCGGAGAGCGAAAGGAAGGACGCCGCGTTCCAAACTGCATTGCTTAAGTCGTTGCTCCATGCCAGTAGATTCGCCGTTGGATCGACGAATGTGAAATTGTTCAGCGTCCCCTCTGCCGCTGCAAAAAACTGAAGGAGGGTGGCCAGTTCCGAATCGCTTAGTGCGGCATACTTCAGTTGCCACTCCAAGGTCGCCGCCCCCGCGTCAGCCAGCTTTATACTCGTTCCGTCCCCTGCCGTATTGACAAGAGTTCGCACCTGGCGCTGTTTCTGAACTGGAAACTGAGCCAGCGCGCCGGTCGGAAGTTGGGGATAAATGAGCATCAGAGGTTCCGGTTCTCAATCACCGTCAACGAGGTCTTGCCACGCATTTCCGCCGTGGAGGCCAACATCAAGTCATCGCTGGCGAGGCTGCAATTCGGGTACTGTGTTCCATCCCACGGGTCCGTAAACGCAAAGCTCCCGAGGCGGCCCTGATTATCTTCGAAGAACTGTTCAAATGCCGCCATCTCGCTCTCGTCTAACTCGCTTAGTTGGACTACCCATTGATGCAGAGGGCCAGCCGAATCGCGATACCGTTGCTCGCTACCATCGAGAAATCGAACCGTTTGATTCTGAAAGTGAGCCGATTTGGTGGCAGGATACTGTGCCACCGCGCCTGTCTTAAGCTGAGGAAACGTTGCCATCTCAAATGCGCTCCCCGCGCGTTCCGGTTTCGGATTCCGCCGCGAATTCCTTTTCCAAAACTAGAAATGCCTCCACTTGACGGGCGCTCAATTCTTCGCTATCCATCGTTCGAAATCGGCGCCTGATGAAAAACTCCTCCAGCAGCGATAGGCTTTGAGCAGTGATATACGGCTTTGGGCACTGGTCCAGGGTCACATTCTTCCGCGTCCACACCAGGCGTGTCACCCCGAGTTTCTCCGCGGGAAGCCATCCGCACCGTCGCTTTTGTTCCAGGCCGGATCTCCGGCAAGTGTCGCACTTCCAACCGGCCTGGTTAGAATGTCCAAAGTGGAAGGCGACAATCAGTTTTTTCGTTCTTCGGCGGTCAACCCTGTCTGCGCACGCACTAATGCGGCCGCCTCCTGAAACAACTCCTCCGGTCCGATGTCCGCGAGCGAGTCCGGAGTGGCAGCCACACCGTCCACTTCCAGTCCCGAGATCGCGAGCAGACCCCACTTTACGTAGGCCCGCTCAATCTCTACTCGTAGCAGAGCCGCATCCATCTTCTGCCCTGCATCCTCGCCTGCCTCCAGGAACTCCATCTTGCGGGACAGTTCGCGAACTTGGCGCATCAGTTCCGCCCGTCTTCCGAAGGACATTTTCGCCACCGTGAACGTCACGCCGCTCGCCACGCGCGACGCGACGGTGGCCACGCTTTCATACATCATGGAAACTCAATCCCCCTATCCAAAAGCCACCGCGATTTCATTGTTTATAGTGCCTTGCGCCTGCGACGACCGGAATTTCCATTGCAGCCGGTTCTTGCTGTCGTCGAATTCCGGAACTACCGGAATCACGCTCGGTAAGTACACGCCCACCAGCTGTCTCTGCGACTCACCCAACTGGAACATCACACTGATCGGCGTTTGCTGGCGCGCAGCTTGGTACAGACCCGGCGTGTTCGCATCGTTCTGGCTATACAGCTCGAATGCCGCGGTCACCGTGCGGTCGCCAGGCGAAATCGCTAGTGGAAGGCTCGATCCGAATTCCTTGTACCTGGTGTCCAATCCGTTCTTTAACTCCACCGATGCCGACGTCACGGTGAAAAACTGTGTCGGCAGCGTTCCGAGCCATGCCTCTCCGAGATTCCCGGGGACGATGGTATAGTCGAAGGCCCCTACCGCCGGCTCGGCAGGAAAAGTCTGTAGCTGTCCGGCGCTCGAGCTGCTCGCAAAGCTCACGCTGTCCACTACATCCTGAGCCTGGCCGCTGAACCGGAATTCATGGTAGTCGCCGTTTAGATCGATCTCCATCTGGTCGACCGCGCCTCCACACAGCAATCGCTGGACAGCCGTTGAAGGGTCCCAATAATCGAAGATCCCTACACTTGGTAACTCGGTCGCCGGCGCATAGGTGACTGCCGCTCCCATCTGTGTGCCCGGCGCCGGAGGCACTGTGAACGGAACATTTAGTTGAACCGTCTCTGCGTCCACGATTGTCGCCACGAATCGGATCTCAGCCCCGCTGCTCACCGCCTGGCCGGAGAAGAGCCCATGCGGCGCAGAAAACGCCAGCCGACCGTTCCCTGTTGTGCTTGCGGCCGTTCCGCCTGCGAAGTAGGCCGGAGTAGCACCCATCGCCGCCTGGAACAATGGACCGTAACTCGGATTGCTTGTCCCTTGCTGCCAATTCGTGAGCAAAGTTCGCACTTCAAAGCTGGTCTGTCGCCGGCCTCCGAGCGGAACACCCGTAAACGTTCGGCCGCCCGTCTTGTCTTTCCGATTCGCCACCTCTCGCTGCTGTCGTACGGTCAGTTTCAACGCCGGAATCCGGTTTACTGCCGTAATTGCCGGAACCTGCCCGTACGCGCTTTCCAGCGCCGTGTAGAACCGGTTTGCATTGGACGAAATATAAGAGGCCATATTAGCTTCTGCTCACTCCAATCTCGAACGTTATCTTTGCCACCTGCTGAAAATTCTTGCCGCCGTGCTTCACGGCCCCGAAAACTACTTGGTATTCGCCACAATAAAACATGCCGCTGCCCCAATCGCCGCGGTTTGCATTCAGCACTTGCAGAATTGCATCCGTGTAGTTCTCCAGTGAATCTTGTAGCCCATCCAGATGATCCTGCGAGTGCCGCAACTCCACCGTCGCTTGTACATTCCCAGAAAATGTTCGGAACTTTTCCACCAGGTTGTTAACAATCTTTTCGCAATATACATTTACAGCCGGGTACTGCATCGTGTTGCTCTGATCGGCTATTTCCGGCGCTACGTTCTGTGCCCGGACCTGGGCGCTGTTGAGCGTAAGAAGCAGCTGCCCGTTGTCTTGCACGCCGCCGCTTAAATAGGAGTTGACGCCGCCGCTTGTCCCCGTGATAAGCTGTATTACCTGGCCTGTAATCAGGCTTCCGATTGTTGTCGTCATTAGCCCCTCAGCATGACGCGTGGCATCGGCATCAGACAGTTGGGGGACTGCCCCCAGCCGGGCCCGCTACCGGTACCCGCGATCGTATTCGGCTGCAGCCACGCCTGCGAAACTGCTATCGGCGACGCGCTTTGCCGCGAGAGCGCGTCCGGGTCGCTGCCGACATAAACGTTCCAGCCCGTTGCGGCCGCAGGCGGCGCAGCTGGCTCTACCAACAGCGTGCTTCCTGCCGTTGTAATCGCCGCCGGTAGTGATGGTGCGCCTTCCTCGCTCTTTGCGTTGACCCAAGTCATCGACACATAGTAGGTCCCGTTGGGCAAACTGCCGCCGGCACTTACTACTTGGGGTTGTCTCGGGCGCGGTATCGGAGACCATGCAATTCCGATCCCCATCAGTAACCACCGCTCGTACGCCCACCGGGACCGCTCGTGAAACTGGTCCCGCTTCGCCGCGTAGCGATCGTTCAATTGACTCGAGTACGCGTCTCCGTAAACCATCTCTAAAGCGCGGAACGTGTGCCAGAGCTTCAGCGCGGGTGTCACCACCACGTTGTCTATCGTCGGCCGTGCGTTCAACCAGAACGCTTCCTCGGCGCGCCTCGACCCGCTCAGCAGCGTAGTGATTTCGAGAGTCAGCTCTTCCTGGGCCAAAGCCAGCTTCTGAGTCACGTCGATGCCTTCCACGCTAGCCACATTCGATAATTGCGTGTCCTGCGCCATCAGGTCTTCTATCCCTAAGACAAACCCGTCCGTAAACAGAGCCATATGTCTGCCTACTCCTTGGCCGTTCTGGCTCCACTCTTCAGTTTCTTCATATCGTCCGTCAATTTCTTTAATTCGTCGGACGATACCATCGTGACTTCTAATTTGGACGCTGTCGCGGCGTCCTGCGCGGCCTTGAACGCTGCTTCTTGCGTTTGCAGGAATGCCGTCGCTTGGTCGGCCTTCGCCAGTTCCGCGGACCCTTCAACGATCATTTTTGCTGCCAGGTGCCGCGGCACCTCCACCAGTACGCCCTTCTTGCCTCCGTCGTCCGTCGACAGGCTGCTCACCACTGGGAACGGAGTGGTTATCGTCGCTTCCGTGGCCCGGATTCTTTGGTAATACGTCTTCACATCCATTCGATTCTCCTCACGAGTTCACTTGCATTTACGTCAGTCCATCGGGGGAAGTGCGGAGCGGCCGCGGCTTCTTAATGAGCCGCGACCGCAGGAGAGCGGTCCCCAATCCAATCCCCCAACTTCGCCCCGTTTTTAGGTATTCACCTGCACACCCGACGAATTTCGCAAGATTCCGCAGCCGTACAGAATGTCCACGGTGAACTGCTGCGCCAGCGTGTCGGGCTGGTAGCTCATCACCACGCGCATTCCGAAGTTGCCCAACTCCGCGTATTCCGCGATCGCTCCGGTGCCCGGCAAAGGTTGCGGCAGTCGCCGAATTACCAGCCCGAGCGCATCCCGCGTGAACGCCAGGTTATGCGTCGTCACCGGATTGCTTCCGGTGTACTGTATAAATTGCGATCGGAACACGAAAAAGTCCTTGATCTTCCCGACCGTGCCGTCAATCAGTGCCTTCAACCCAGCATCGCCTGCGGTTTGAAACTCGCTGAATCGCGGAATCTGCCGCCACGCCGAATAAGTGGCCGCATCCACCACCATGTATTTCTCGGCGCTCGGCGGAACCTTTGCTAGGAACAACGCCGTTTCTGCGGCGTCGATCACGCTCTCTGTAATCGCTGTTCCGGGCGTGCCCACAGGAGTATTCGCCGTCAACCCGGCATATAAGTTCAGCAGATCGTTTTCCACCTTCTGCGCGATCGCCGCCACCGCCGGCTGCATGTAGACCCTCAACAGATCCGGCACGGCCAGCACTTTCGTGACATCCGGAATCTGGAAGGTAGCTTCCGCGTGCGTATTCAATACGATCTGAGCGTTTCCCAGATTCGGATTCTGCGTTTGAACCGTTCCGCCCTCGAGGATGTTATTCGCCTGCATCACAGGCGGGATCGGCACGTTAATTGTATCGCCCGCATGTGCCAGAGCTGGCTCATAATCGCGATTCACCAGGTTCCCCATAATGAGGTTCCCAACCAGCACCGGCAATGCGTCCGCCGCCACCAGCTTCACGATCGCGTTGGCGACATTAGCTGAAGTAATTGCTGCCATTTCTTCTCCTTGTTCCTTTCTTCTTGCCGGCTACTCGCTCGTCTAGCCGGAACTTCTCTACAGCCCCCGGAGGGTCTGCGATGCTACGCGCACAATTTCCTCTCGTACGCGCTCCATCTCCTCCGCGCTCATGCCCGGCCGGATCTGTTCGAGCGTCACCGTTTCTCTGCCTCCACCAGGGGCTTTGTGGGTGGCCGTCATTCCCGTCCCTCCCGGAATTCGAGCCGGCAGAAACTCCGGATTCTCGTTGACGAATGTCGTAAGGTAATCCTTGACCGAAACGTCGCCATCATTGCTCCGGGCCACCAGTCGGCCATCCTCGCTGCGCACAATCCCGTCTTGCACTGCCTTGAAAGCCAGGTCGATCTTCGACACGCCCAGCCGTTGCAGTTCGGCCCTTACGGCTGAACTGCGTTCCGCTTCCTCCGCTGCTCTGCGGCTCCGTTGGTTCTCAGCTACCAGTTCGTTCATCCGGCGCTCCAAGTGTTCCCGGCGCTTTCGTTCCTCAAGTAACTCCGTCTTGTACGCCGGTTCGCTTCGGGCCTTCTCGTTATTCGTGAACTCCTGAACCGCCTGCCGCACGATTGCTTGTATGTCGATTCCGTCCATATGTCTCCTTGGGAATACTTACTCCCCGTTGTCGATCTCCCCCACCACTGTGTTTTTGATCTCTTGCCGTGCGTCACTCAGGTATTTGAGAGCCAGCCTCTTAAAGACCTCCTTCCTTAAAGTCTTCGACTCGATCCCAAGGCCTAGTAACTTCTGGGCATCGTCTAGTTCTGTTCCTAAGTCGTTGATGTCAAACTCATCCATCCCCGAAACGTCAATCGTGACCCCGTCCTGTCTCGCCGCTGCGATTGCCCAGAGCGTTTGTTTCATCGCATCCTTGACCGTATTGCCATACGCCCTCAACACTTCTTCCGTAGTCGCGAAATCCAGCTGCTTGCTCACTGCCGACTGGCGGCCTCCGGTGCCTGCCTCACCTGCCTGGATCATGAGGTAGCAGACCCGGTAAATCTCGTCCCGCAAATTCTGCAGGTTGTCCGCTGCAATCTGGTAGACCTTGCCTTCCGGTTCGGTCCACCCGAATCTGTCGTCTTTCCCCAGCTGTATGTAATAAGACTCTCCGACTACCTGCTTCCATTCGCGGTCCGAGTACACTACCGGAGAAGCAAATAGGCCCATCGTGAGAGCCCACGACAGGGCGTTCGACTTATTGAAGTGTTCCAGCTGCAGCGACGCCGCCTTGTTCATCAACCATAACCCGTCCGAGACCCTCATCTCGAACACCGGCACCCGTCCCAACGACGCCAGTCCGTGCCGGCCTTCATCCACTAACTCGATCAGGCTCGATTCTCCGCGCTTCCGGTAGATCTGATAATTCTTCCGGTCGTAGTAGATCCAACGGGTCTCTTTTTCCCACTTCGCATCCGTGACTTGCGACTGTTGTAGGCACGATGTGCGCAGCACGACCCAATCCATCCCGCCTAGTCGGTCGTGATTCCAGTTGATGACCTCGTCCGGGCCGTAGTCCATCAGGTACGCTCGCGATTGCCCGCACGCATCTTCCTCCGCCCGCGATCGCGCTGCGCCATCGATTTTTGGAAAGTCGATCACGATGTAGCTGCTTCCGCAAACCAGGGCCTCGACGAACCGTTGGCGGAAAAACTCGGTCAAACTGGTCCCCTTAAAGTCGCAATCGTCGGAAAGCACGCCGTAAAAGCTCTGCGCCGCGGAATCGCTGCCCCCGAGAAGTACCGCTGGCGCACATCGCATCAGCGTCGCCGCGTACCAGTCAATAATCGACCCCACATAGTTCTGGTAGAATACCCGCGCCAGCCGTTCCAGGTAGATATCGCCTGGCTCTTTATGCCGCCGAACCAGGTACAAGGAGGCGTTAGAGCGTAACTGCTCACCGCCTGAATAAAGGTCCTTGTACTGTCGCCAGATCGCTTTCCGCTCGGCGTACTCTGGATGCTCGCGGTTAATCGTATCCATCCCTAAATAACCCTCACCTGCTGCTCTCCAATCGGCGGGAGCGGTCGGCACTCTTCCCAAATCAGGTAACCCAGCGCATCTGAAGCATGGGTCCGCATGCGATCTCGGTCCTTATCGATCTGCCCGGTGTCACCCTTGTAACAAACCTGCTCGAAATCCATGATCAGCTCCTTGCATTTCCTGTCGATGAGCAGCCCGATGTCCCCGCCGGCCGTTTTTAGCTTTGAGTTCATTAGGTTGATTCGCTCGCGCACACTTGGATTGGACCTTGGGAC